CTATGTAAGCTGATGTTTTACCACCTGATATACTATTAACAGTTATCATTAATTTTTTTTTTAATTTCTTTAATGCAATTGTTTATAGTTCTCCATACAACTACGTGTGATATATTAGTTGCTGCGGATAGTTTTCTTATACTATGGAATTTCTTTCTATATAAATTAAATAACTTTCTATCGAACCAATAAAACTCATTAACTATTTCATCAACTACTTTTTCTATATCAATGTATGGTTCATTATCTGCTTCTATAATGTTTTTTAGTTCTTTATCTATTAATATATCCTTGTCATTTCTTATGTTATCAATAAATATATTGTGCATCATCTTATATATAAACGCTTTATTTAAAGAATCGTTATATAGAATATCATTAATTTTTACTTTACCACTATCAATTTTACTATGTAAAGCTATGTAGAAGTCGTGTAATAAATCTTTTGCTGGTACTTTACTGTTGCTGCTTATTTCCTCAGCCATATTAAGCCAAGTTTTTTCATCTCTTATTAGAATATGTAGTATATTATCTACTTCTGTACTCATCTAATTCAAGAAGTAAATTAACAAAGTCATCATATTGTAATGCAACATAATCTTTTTCAAAGTTTTTAGTAAATACAACTAATGGTGTTTTTAATGTTCCTCTTGCATCTCCTTCGCTTTGTTCTAATGCTTTCCAGATATTAAGTTTCTCTTGGTTCTTACATTCCCAGCTATATTCAGATAGTATGCCAGTTGTTGTCATAATATCACCTTTTATACTTAAGCCACCACTGTTAGGTGTTCTTCTAATATTAGTATCAAATTTCTTTGCTAAATCTTTTGCAATTTTTAACTCGAATCTTTTACCTTTTTGATTTGCATTTAAACTCATATCTTTTGAAAATGTTTTCTTATTATTGCTCCAAGCTCGGTGTCGTTAGGATATATCCTACACAATAGAGCAATGTTATACTCAACAGGAGTATTAGGGCTAATATAGTACGAGTCCTTTGTTTGTCTGTACTCATTAAGCGTTCTTTTCTTTTTATTTAAATTTTTTTTCAATGATGTGTGTTACTATTATACCTAATATAAAACAGGTTAAATGTGTTATTGTTAATAATAATGTTATATACATAATTTATAGTTTATTTTTTAAAAGTATTAAATTTTTTCTTAAGTTGTGCAGTTTCTTTGTAAGCTTTTACATTTTGCATTGTTAACAAACTTTGTTTTTTATTTAGTTCATCAATTGTAAACCTCAGCTCTAACATACATTTTAAAGTGTCTTGGAGCGTTTCTACTGCTTCTAATTTGCTTTGCGTTACTTTGCCTACCTTTAAACCCTCTTGCGCCTTTAAAAGTAATATTTCTAATTTGTTCTTTGTTATTGTATAATCTAAATCATTCATTGTTTTAAATCTTCTGAGTATAAAAATAAATCACCCATTTTTTTATCTAATGTTTTTATTGTTCTATATATATCTATGCTTTTTCTTTTAACTTCTTCTTTTTCACTTCTTGTTGAATCTGTGCCAAGATGCGCATATAAACTACAATCTATTTCAAGTAATTTATCTATTTTTTGTTTATCAGTCCAAGTTTTAAACTCTAAAAACTTTTCTATGTCTTCATATTTATATCTCATTGTTTTTGTTTTAGTAAAATTTCATTCATTTTATTTACACCTTTTATATTATTTACAGCAGTCCAAAAATATCTTTCTTCTATATCAGGGTATTCGTCTTTTCTTTCTTTGTAATAAATATTTAAAAGTAAGGCGTTTTCAAAATCTTGTTTAGATAATTTTGATTCATATTTAACATATATAATATAAAGATTATTAAATTGTTCATTATAAAACTCATCTTTTAAATCATAATAGTAATTTACAACTTTATAATATTTATTAAATAATTCATTTATTTTTTTTTCGTTTATTTTTCTTTTCATAATTTATAGTTTTTGTTTTAGTACATTATTACCACCAATTGTAAAACCAAGTCCACCGTTGTAATCAAAACATAACGGCTTATCTAAAGTTGGTGTTCCTCCTGTTTCTTTGTCTTTAATTTTTTCTACTCTTACTTGTGTCATCATCCAGCTTTCAGGTGAATTAATAAATCTATGTATAGAAAGAAAAGAATCACAGCGATTCGCAAATACTTGGCCACCCTCAACATCAGATTTTCTTGGTGGTTGTATATAACCAGCATATTCGTGATTTGGTGGAAATACTCTCCTTGCTGATTCTGTCATTGGATGTGTCATTACATAAATTGATTTACCAGTAGTATTGCAAAAATCTCTTATATCATTGCATATTAAATAATTACGTTCATATTGATTTACTCTTCTATCGTGGTTTAATCCTGTAAAGGGGTCAAGAGCAAATGAATCGCAATTACTTTGTTTAAATATCTTTAATAAATCTTTATGATTATACATTTTTTTATTACTAACAAAAGTAAACCACTCTGAAATTTTATTATTGTATTTATCAATTTCATCTTTACTTAGTTCATTTAATTTACATTGTGCATACATTTGAATTAAATCTCTTGTTAATTGTCCTGAACTATTTTCACCAGACCAAATACACCATTTAACATTATGTTTTACACTTATACATAAAAAGTACCATAACATAAAAAAAGTTTTCCCTACATTATCAAGGCCAACTATAACAGTAAAGCTACCACGCTTGTGAACATACCAATTATCCATTTCATTACCAATACCTAAACCACGTTTAATTTTACCTTCTTTAAAAGCAAATAAATATTCTAAGTTATCTTTTTTGTTAACTATCATTTTATAAATGTTGTAGTTAAATAAGGGTCTTTGAACTTTACACCTTTCTCTTTTTCTTTCTCTTCTACTTTCCCTTTCTCTTGTTGCTTAGGGGGTTGGCCACCCCCTTGCTTAGGGTCTTGGCATAGGGCATTACCTGTCTTTGTTTCATAACCTTTTACTTGGCTATCAATACTATTAGTTTGACTTATGTATGCAAACTTCGCCATTCCTTTTAAATTAGTAGGTTTAACACCTAAAAATTGTCTATTAAGTAACGCTTCAATAAATTGTATTTTATCGCTATCTTTCTCTAATTCGTTATAAACATCGTAATAACTTCTAAAAAAATTAAAACCTTTTCTTTTTGTTAATTTCATAATTAAAAATTGTGTTTATAGTTTGTTCTTTCGCATTGTAGTTTATAATATTCAAAAGCTCTCATACCAGTAATATGTGAATCAGTTGGCACAAAATATTTCCAACCTTTGCTTTTTCCGCGATTAATATAATAAAAAAAATAAGCAGCTAACTTTCCTGTGTTCTTTTCCATTATAACAGTTGCTGTATGGTCAGAGGTTGGTATTGCCTCTTTTACTTTAAAATCTTCATTATTATAATTACCTTCTCTATTTTTTTTTGAATATAATTCTGCTATGTAATTAGCTTTATCATTTAATTCTTTTGCGATTTCTTTATTCATAATATGCTTTGTTTTTAGCTTCATACTTATAGTAAGCAAGTAGCTCTTCTTCATTAAGTGATTCTTCTGTATATAGTTTGTCAAAGGTGAAGGATACGTTTTTAATATCCTTCACTTCTTCTTTTGGTTGTATAAAATCAACATACTTGTAATTTTTCTTTTGTACCTTATACGCTTGTACTAAAGAAATGTATTCTATTTTATACTTTTTTGCTATCTCTGGCATTGTGTATCCGTTCATCAACATATTTTGTATATCCTGTGAAGTTAAACCCAATGCTTTTAAGACCTTTGATTGCTTCATTATATTTAAAAGGGTAAATCGTTTGAAGTATCAGTAGCTTTTGTTTCTGCTTGTGGTTCAGGTTTCCAAGTATCTACACTAATACTTACATCTTTACCATATTGATCAGCTTCATCTTTTAAATTAATATTTAACTTAATAAATTTATTGCCATTATATTCTTGTATGTAATCAGCGATTTTACTTGGATTAATAGTTACTTTAAGCCATTTAGCATTCATAACTTTACCACTACCACAATATATTGTTTCTTCTTTTTTATCCATTGTTATTTGTTTTTAATTAAAATTTGTAGGTTATTCCTACAGCTACAAAAAACCCTCCTGTAGCTATTGCAAATGTATTAGGGTTATTATTAAACTTTTGCTTGTGCCATAACATATTAGTTGCTCCAGCAGTCATTAAACTTAAACCACCTATTATTGCAAGTTTTTTCATAATATTTCTTCTGTTTCTGTTTTTACTTCTACTATTGAACTTGAGTAACCTTGTGGCTCTCCGTTCCACTCTTTAAATTTATCTGTATAATAATCGTAATCCATCCAACCTTTAAATAATAAACTATCATCTAATTTATATATCTGCACGTTAAATGGTGTTGTAGTTTCTATTGCTACAATGTAAGCATCTGTATCTTTATCATATTGATCTTGATACATTGCTAACTGCATTTTGTAATCATTATAATATAAATCACGTTCAAAGCGTTTTCCAGCATCATTAGTAGTTTTTATATCTACTATACACTTCTTGCCATTAAACGTTGTTAAAAGATCAGCAAAACCTTTAAAATTAACATCTTTATGTTGCCACTCTAACTTAATTTCTGTTGCTTCTTTATTTTGCATCATTTCAGTAAGTACAGGATGCAACATTGCATTATTAATTATTTTATTTGCATCATCTAATTCTTGTTGTTTAATTAGTGTTTTACCTTCGTTCTGTTCTTTAAACTCAATCCATTGTTTACCAGCTCTTCTTGCACCTTCAAATATTGCAAACTCTTTTGTAAATGTATCTGGTTCTAATAACATCTTATGTATTATAGTTCCAAACTGCATTGCATCAGTAGTTTTTAATTCTTTATTCCAATATGCTAATAAATGGTTAGGAGATTTCTTAAACTGGCATAGTGCCGAGTAACTTAAGTGATTCTTTTTCATAATATAGTTTTTGATTTATTTGTTTTTAATTATAGTTGCGAAAACTAAACCTATAGTAATACATATTAAAATTAATTGCATTACTTCTATTGCGTTTGTTTCTATCATTGTTTCTTAAAGTTATCTGCTTCAGAATCTGAGTATATTGAATACTGATAAGCATCTATTAATTTTAAAACCAACCTATCTTTCAATCTTTTTTCGGCCATCGCAAACATATATGGAGCTTTACAATTTTTTGGTGACGCTTCGCCTGTACTCCAGATGATCTTATTACCACGTTTTGCATCTCCTACTATTGCTACATCTTGGTTGCTATCTCTGTATATTGTAGGTGCGCCAAATTGTATGTTTTCTTTTGCTGCTATCTTTTCGCAAGCATCGTGTGTTATTATCCACATACTTTTTGTACCTCTTTTTAATTCCCAAAAGTCATCTTTGGATAAATCATATTTTTGTGCTAATTCTTTAATTTTCATAGTTTCTAATTTTTGTAAATATAGTTTTTAATTGTTTCATTCTTCGTTTATTGTATTGAACTGCAATAGTTTTTAATTGCTTTTCAATGTTTTCTAATTGTGAAATAAATGTATCAAATCTATGTTTATGTATTTCTAAATCATTATTTGATAAATGTATTCTACAGATAATGCGCTTGTTCCAATTCACTCTTATAACTAAGTTTCTCAATCTATCTTGTAAATATCTGTTAGTTGTATATGCCCACCAATGATTAATATTTTCATTGTAGTAGTGTTCGTTGTGAGGATGTGGATAGTGTATCATTGTTCGTTGTATTGCTCCATTAGTTTTAATAATACTTCAGAATAAGATTTATGTCCATTCTCTTTGCATTTGCCTTGAAACTTAACCAACGTTTCTATTTTTTCTGCTGGTACGTAAAAGGTTCTTGTTGTGTATGATATTTCTCTGCTCATAATTGTTTGTTTTTATTTGTTAATGTTTAGATATTGAAATTACTCTTTTATCAAAATTATCTTCAATAAAATCTTTTACAGTTTGAACTGTATGAAATGGTAAATTTAACTCTATTGATTGCTTATTGTTTTTAAGCCAAATAGTAAAAGTGTTTAAATGTTTCATAATATATGTTTTTAAGTTTATGGTTGTAAATATATATATAAATACATTACAAATTACAAAACACACTAAAAACTTTATTAACAATTAAATGTTAATTCTAAAATAAATGTGTAATTCTGGCTACTTGGCCATTACGTTTAGAGAATATAAAACCCTCTATTGCTTGGTTATTAGAAGAAGTATAACCCATTTTATGATGCCAACTGTCTGCTGGTGATGGACTTCTAAAACTTTCAAGTGTGCAACCTACTAAATCTTTGTTACTTATCTTGTGATGAATATGGTGTGTAAACATATATCTGTATTTAGTTTCACTCCATTCTTTACATTCATCAGCCATTAATAACGGTAATAAATCCCATTTAGCACCATCTCCGTGAGTGCTGCCGATTAACGAGTTAAAATAGGTGTAATATTTACGATGTTGTAAACTAATATCAAAAGTTATGTTTTTACTATTTCTAAAGTATGTTGCAATAGTATCAGCCAAACAAAAGCCAGTAAGATAATCGTGGTTACTACTATTATAAACAATATGAAGATCTGGATAAAAAGAAACCAATGTTTCTATAATATTTATATATAATCTTTTTGCAATGTGAAAATGTTCAAAAAACATTCCATCTGTATCTTGAACAGTTCCTTTTGTTGTTTTACCGCCACTTGGTGTATCAATGTGCATTACATCATTGCCTATACACAATACTAATTTATCTATATTAAAACCATTACTTTTTTGTAATATACCATCAATAGCTTCTAAAGTTCTTTGCACTGCTATTTGTTTATTATATTCTTCACCACTAACAAAAGATTTACATAATTTACCAATATGAATATCTGCTGGTGATATTAACAAGCAATGGCCGTCATTTACTTTAGGTTTAACGAGCTTTTCAAAGTTTGGTGAGTATTCATTTAAATCGCTTAATAATTGTTTTTTAAACTCTTTTAAATCGTTTTGCTTAAAATTAGGATTCTTAAAATATAAGCTGGCTTTTTTATTTTTTATCCAGCCACTATGAATATCATTTGGATTTAAACCTTCTGCTTCTGCTTCAAATTTTAATCTTCTATAATCATTTATAATTTGTGCTTCATCTGGATTTAAACGATAACGCGGATTGCCTTTATCTTTAAATCTTTTTTTGTGAGATTTCATTTAACAATTTTGTTAAATATAATAAAAAAAATTTATTTACTTTTTTTAGCTATTGAACCAAAGTAGTAACCAACGATTGATAAAACGATTCCTTCCACGATTCCTGTGGTGTGAATCATTAGTTCTTTATTGTGTTCTGGTACTTGTAAAAATACTATTGCAACTAATAACAAAACAAAACCACCTAAGCCAACAATACCTGTAAAATTCATCATCCAATCATCACTGCCAGCTTTAACCATTTCAACCTCTCTTTGTCTTGCTGAATCTCTATCTTCCACCTCTAACTTGTAAAACTCTACTAACCTATTATGAATTTCTTGTTTTTCTTCTGGTGTTAAGTCAGGGTCTTTACTAATAAGATTCTTTACTATGCCAAGCGTACCTTGTTCTGGCAACACATCACCAACAACAGCAAGTATTTGAGGTGCTTTTTCAGATAAAAACTTTCCTATTTTAGTATCTTTTATTTTTTTCATCCACTACAGCTTTCGCAAGTTTCATCTTCAATATTACACGTTCTTTCTGGTACTGGTATATTCTCCAGTTTTTTAATTAATTCTTGTAAGTTAGTTTGATTGTTTTTTTCCATTTAATTTATCCTTTACTTTTTTTGTTTTTGGTTTGAATGATTTTGGTTGTAAATCTAAGTATTCAAGTTCTGCATTGTAGCAAGGACATTGCTTCATAAATTCGTGTTCTTCTACTCCGTCACCATCTTTATCAGGTGAGTAATCTCTATGGCCGTGAATGCTTGCTTGTGGATAAATGTTTTTTAATACTTTTAGTATTTTAATTAATGATGCTTTTTGTGCATCTGTTCTTGTATCTTTTGCTTTACCATTAGAATCTAAGCCACCTGTGTATGCGATTCCAATGCTATCGCTATTACCGTTCTTCACGTGAGCACCTGAACGAGATACTGGTCTACCAGCATTTATTTTACCTTCGATACCAATAATATAATGATAACCTATATCTGAAAAACCACGATTTAAATGCCACTTTTTTATAGTAGCTGGACTTACATTATTACCTTCTTTTGTTGCGGTACAATGTATTACTATTTTATTAACTTTTCTCATCTTTTTTAATTTTAGATTTTACTCTACGTTTAGCATTAAGTATCAACTTCTCTTCCATTCTTGCAACCTTTACTAATAGTTGGGTATTCTCTGCAATTAATACTTCTATCTTTGCTTCAAGTTCTGTGATCTTATTTGTAAGTGCTTCTATATTTTGTGAATATACACTAAACTTTCTTTCAGATTTAGTTGCTCCAATATCCATTTTTTTAGATACTAAACCCCAAATCTCCTTTATTCCTAAAGCTCCTATAATAGCACTAACTGCCATTAATATACTGTGGTCATCCATTCTTACACTTTTTAAATAATTCATTCTGGCATTGGTTCACTCCAATCACTACCTGCTAAAATCTCTAATATTTCACTATGATTATAAGTTCCTAAAGGTGTTAAACTTTTATCAGTTATAAAACTTGGTTCAACTTGGTAACTTAAAACCATTTGTGTATTAGCTAAATTTCTTCTAACAGATTGAGCAGAACTCTGATTTACTTGCGAAAAAAGTACAAGGTTGCTATCTGATAAATTACAAATTATGTATGTTCTATTATTCATTTTTATTTATTTAATATTATTTAACTTGGTGTGTCTGTTGTTCTATCTTCTACATCCATATTTACACTAAGCGAATTACTACTACTGTAAGGTGCATCACCAATAACTTCATCACCACCCATTCCAGAGCTTAAACCATTAGCATAACTTCCAACTCCGTCCACTATATCATCCTCAGTCATATTTACAGATGTTCCATCATTACTACCTTTTTCATCAAGTACAGTCCAGTTAGTATTAAATGAACTATTACTTCCTAACTGCCACCAGTTCGTTAAGTTTGAATAGGCACTATGGTTGTTTAGATTAGATGGTACACCCTCATTATAAATTTCTGATACTTGTGAAGATGTTAAAGCAGCGTTCCAGATTGATAAATTTGACTGGCTATGGTCTAAAACATAATATTTATTAATTCCAGCTCCTATAAAAAAATCATTTGTATTAGTAGTATTTAAAGAAGCAGTAGTTATATTTTGTATAAAAACATTATTTATATATAATTTACAATTTGTTGTTGAGTCAAAAACAGCTACGACATTCGCCCATTCTCCAATAGTTAATACATTAGGTATATTTGAGCTTGTTGTATTTCCTTTTCTTATTTGTAAACCTGTTCCATTTGTTACATAAGTATATAAAGCATTGTCACCCGTTCCCTTAATTCCCCAAAAACAGTAATTATCCGCTGAATTAATTCTTACCCAAGTAGAAATAGTAAAAATTTGATTTGATGGAAAATTATTTTGATAATTAGGAATTTCTACACGCTGATATGTTGCTCCATCAAAATCTAAAGCGTAAGGAGAGTAACCACTTGTAAAACTTAAATCACTTTGTACTAAATTGGCTTGTGTCATTCCTGAGCTTGTGCCATCATTTGAATTAGTACTATCATCAAGTATAGTCCAAGTTGTTGTTGATGAATCATAAGCAGCAGAAGCATCTAATTTCCACCAACCTTGTAAAGAAGTAAAACCACTCATTGATGTAAGTGGAGAACCATTATTGTAAAGAGTTTCTACAGAGTTAGAACCTGTTTCTGGTAGTGCTGTGTTAAATATTTGAAAGTTGCTTAATTCAGCATTGTTTAAATACCCTGAACCTAATCCATTTTGACCTAAAACATAAGACCTATTAGCAGCGTAACCTGTAACAACTAAAGAATTTGTATATGTGTTAACTAAAGAACCATCAAAAAAAGTTTTAATTTCACCACTAACAAAGGTTATAGATATATGATGCCATTGTTGGTCTAAAATACTGGTTGCATCTACAAATGGAAAAACATTATAATCTGTGTTTGTGTCATCTCCTCCAAAAATACTTAAATTCATAACACCTCCATAGCTACGAAACTTAACCCCTCCTCTGAATTGATTATTATTACCAGGGCTTACTCCATTTCCTATTAAATATTCATTACCTGTAGGGTTAGAGCTTGAAGTCCATCTAAACCAAAAAGAGTAACTAAAACTTGTATAAGAAGCTGGTAAGGTAAAATTTGTGTCTATGTCTTGAGAACCACCAAAAGAAAAAACATAATCTTTCAAAGAACTATTAGGCACTAAATAATTAGAACCATTAAAGGAATCTTGGTCACCTAAAGGATAGTAAGCAACTGGCTTTGGAGATAAACTCATTGGGTTTCCTATACCAGTAGAGCTTGAACCATAAAGAGTTGTTACTTGGCTTGATGAAAGAGGGTAATTAAACATACTAAAACCATCTATTTTACCTTGAAAATTTGCTTGATATCCTTCTGCTAATCTAAAATTATCTCCTGTGCCAGAACCTCCTACATTTGAAGGAACGTTATTAGTGTAAGTTAAAGTTAAAGAAGAATTATCTACATATATTTTAAGTCGATTTGTATTGCCAGTTTGAGTTCCATCAAAGACTATAGCTATATGTTTCCATTGATTTATAGGCACTGAACTTATCGGGAATTGTGTTACAAAATAACCACCTGTAGATGGGTATATATAAAATAAAAAAGTACTTATTCCAATATCTAAAGTTACTCCACTATTATAAGACGAACCTCTATTTTCAAATACACATTTATTACTCCCAGCGGAACGATTTAACCAAAATGAAATAGAAAATTTGCTTGTAGTTTGATTAAATGGTGGAACACTATCTCCTAAATCTATATAGTTTGTGCCATCAAAGTCCATAGAATAGTTACTTTGCTTGTCTTTATTCTCATTGTTAGGCAATCGCCATTGTCTATTATAGTAGTTACTCATATTAATCTCCCATTCTATTCCAGTATATTAGGTTACTACCTGATACTGTGGTTAAATCTTTAGTTAAATTAGTTGATGTTGCACTGTATATCTCAGATACTTGTGTAGATGTTAGAGCTGTGTTCCATACTGCTACTTCATCTATAGAGCCATTAAAATAAGAGCTACTTCCTCTAAAAGAGCCAACAATTAAATTGTCTGTTCCAGTACCAATTGTTCCTGTTATGTTTCCAGTATCACCAATACTCGTTGAAGCATTAATATACATTTTGTCTGAACCAGATTCTCTTGTAACTGCTAAATGATACCAAACATTATTTGATAATGTTGACGATTCTAAACCCCCTAAATAAGTTGAGCTACTTGTATAAGTATTATAATAATATAATTTAATTTTATTAGAATCAACATATATTTGAACTGCATATTGTGAAGATAAAATTGTATTCCAACTTGGACTTGAACTTGAATATTTAAACCAAATTGAAAATGTAAAATCACCACTTGAAAAAATATTATTATTTGAACTTCCTAAGTTTATATAATCATCTGAACCATCAAAGCTCATACTGTACACATTTAAAATGCCACTCGCAGTTACAGCTAAATCAAATGTTGAAGAATTAGGACATCCAGCTCCACTTGTTTCATAGAATATTTTATAAGATTGAATAGTAGAAGCAGCTAAATCAATTTCACCAGTAGATGAATTAATACTTAAACCACTTGGATAAGCACTATAAACACCACCTGAAGTAGTTGGCGTAGTTGTTAAACTCGCTGTTCCTGTTTGTGGTAAGCTACTTGAACTATAAGCAAATGTAGCACCATCTAAAGAATTTATTGTAATAGTATTGTTGACTGTATTTGGACAGCTACCGTTAGTAGTATATACAACAGTATAAGTTCCAGCTGTAGAACTATTTAAAGTTATAACACCTGTAGAACTATCTATACTTAGGTTTCCAGTTGACTCACTAAATGTACCTGTTTCACCTGTAATAGTTGGTGCTGGTGTTGTTAGAGAATAAGTTCCATGATATATTGTTACACCATCATTTGGCATATAGTAAGTAGTTCCACTCAATGTGTGAGAGTGTGCTGTTCCGTCTGAGCTTTCTGCCTGTGCTGCTGATTCTGTAGAATATAAAGGATAGTATCCATCTACAGCAGTTGCACCAGTTGGCATTTGACAATAAGCACTTGCTGAATAAGTTACTGTAGCACTATCTAAAGGTAATTCTGTTACTGTAGAAGCAGCAGAAGTTGCACTACATCCATTGCTATCAGTACCAGTTACTGTATAACTACCAGCAGTTACATTTATAGCTTGTGTAGTTGCTCCTGTACTCCATAAGTAAGAACTTAATCCAGCTGTAGCAGTAAGTGTTGTTGTACTACCAGCACAATAAGTTAAAGTTCCTGTTATTTCAACAGTTGGTAAAGCATTAACAGTAATTGTAGTACCACCAGCACTTGTACAACCATTTGAATCAGTACCAGTAGCAGTAAATAAAGTTGTTGTTGTTGGTGAAACTGTTCTTGGATTATCTGTATTACCATCATTCCATACATAAGTAGAAGCACCACTTGCAGTTAGTATTGTACTTTCTCCATTACAAATAGTACCAGCAGAAACACTTACAACAACAGTTGGTAACGCATTAATAGTTAAATTAAATGTAGCAGTAGCAGCATCTGTATCTGTATATGTAATTAAATAACTACCAGCAGTTGAACCAGAAACATCAACTTGACCTGTAGTTGTGCTAATAAACACTAATCCAGAAGTAGAACTAAATGTACCAGATCCAGCGTTGTTTTGTACTGTTGGTGTTGGATCACTTGCATCGGCACAAAATGCACTTGCAGAATAAGTTATTGAAACAACAGGTTGTCCACCAGCAATATTAGTATCACCACTTGGCGAACTATCGTAAACAGCACCAAAGTTATTGATAGAATTAGCTTTTGCTTTTCCCCAATCGTTGTTGTTGTTAACACCACCTTGTCCCCATTCTATGTTATTATCTGGCATAATATATTTTTAAAGTACCCAACCTCCAAAATCTGCAACATCATCTGGATACATATCTTCTTGAGAATTACTATAATACTCAGGTATTAATCCAGCTGCGTTATTTTGCATCCAATCTATAAATCTATTTGTGTAAAACTGTGCTGTAGTTCTACTTCTTTCAACTAAGCTATCTACGTGTTCTTTTGTTAATGCTGTGCTATTTTCAGGATTCTTAGTATATATACCACCATTTGAAATATTAACACCAGCATAAGGTAAGTATTCAACCATTGCCCAATGAAGTAACATAGGTTTAATATAATCATTTAACAAAGCTAAATATGGATTTACTAAAGTTTGAGGATTAGCAGTTATATCATTTTGTATTTTAACATATAAATCAGTACCTAAGTAATTTTGTATGTGTATATCTTGAGCTTGGTTAATATACGGTAAGATTTTATCATTATCTATATTACCATTAGCAGCAGTAAATACTGAAATATCGTGTCTTGTTACAAATAGTGCTTTACTCATTTTTTATGCGCTTATAATATCATCAAACAATTTTTCAGCTTCTTTTATGTCTTGAAACAATTTTTGTAAATTCATATCTTTTGAAGAGATACCTAATTCTTTAGCAATTTTTTCTGCTTTATTAGCGTCTTTTTTAAATTCTTTAATTTCTGAATCTGCAATTACAGCACTTTTTTTAGCTTTTGCTAAATCATCTTCTGCTTTTTCTTTCAACTTTATAATTAAATTATATTGTTTTTTAACATCATCAATTAAACCCAACTCAATTTTTTCACTTGCTAATTCTACTTTTGGAGTTTCACTTAGTTTTTCAAATACTCTTCTTTGTGTTCTCATTTTTAACTTTTACTTATTTTACTAATTCTTTATAATCTTTATTTGATGATTCCATTAATCTTAAAGCAATTTTATAAGTACTTTCAATTTTTTCTGGCATATTTACTCCTAAATCCATAACTGCTTTTCTTAAACCTTGATATTCTTTGTCTAAAACACTAAAATCATTTGCAAGATTTGTATATTTTTTTCTTGCAGCTACTCTTGCATTTACTATATCAACTATATCTGTTGTAAAATTTTGTATTGATTTTTCAAAAGTTTTGTTTTTTGCTTTAAAATCTTTAATGTTTGCCAACTCTATCTTCTCAGATTTTAGCTCTACTTTATCTTCTTTTGTTAGTTTATCAAAAACTGTTTTTAATGTACTCATTTTTTTACTTTTTATAATTTGGATGATGTCCGTTATTCGGCATATTTACTGGAGCTTTCTTTGCTTGTTTATGCCCTCTTGGTTTTGCTTCATAACTTTTTGGTATTTTCTTTACCACATCATAATCTTTTAAATCTTTACTTCCTTTTTTACCATCTAAAGCAGCATCTACTTTCATTCTATACAATACTTGTTGCCATTTATGCCTACAATATACACCACCTTTAAACTTAAACAAATCATACTTTTGGCCTTTGTGCATTGGTAACTCAGCAGCTTTAAAATTCATTTGCCTACTTGCTTTATCAATATCTTCTAATCTATATACAACACCTCTTTTGCTTCTTGCCATCATTTCTTTGCAAAACTTTCTACTCTTACCACCTTTGCCTTTTGCACTTGCTGTATTGTATTTGTATCTTACTTTATAATAACTTTTATCTAATGTAGAAAAACCATTAGGGTCGTTCTTAATAGGTGTATCACTTTTAACTGCTGATGCTAATTCAATAATATTATCAGCCCAATCTTCAACACTCATATTATCATCACTTACATCTCTAATATCAACAATTTCAAACTCTTCACTATTCATTATTTCGCCACCTAACGTATCTAATGCTTCATTTAGTAGTAAATCACTATCTGCATCTGAAATACTCTTAGAAGCCATTATTTCAAGCTCTGTGCTAAAATCATCATCATCTTCTTTAATACCAGTTTGCTCTTCTTTTTCTTCATTATCAAGTTCATCTAACTCCATAAACTCTAAAGGTTCAATAGTTTTAAAGTAAAGATTTAAACTAATATCATTAACTGCTAATATTGCATCTAAGCTATCAATTAATAAATTTTGGTATGGTTGTATTACTACGTTGTTAAAAAGACGTGAGGCGTTCTCTATTTCATCTGCATTGCTTGAAAAACCATTAGCAGAAGATAAACCTAATAATAATGGTGATGTTACTCTATGTGTTAGCATAATCTTTCTACTACATTCTTCACTTAAATAAGTGTAGTGTTGTGGAGCATCTACTAAAGGTATATCCTCAACAGTTGTTTTGCTTTCTGCGTTATTATTAAATGCAACAATTACTTTCTCACCATAGCTACCAGTGAGCTTATTCATTACATCATTCTTAATAGCAAGTTGTTTCTCGCGATCAGGCACGCCATTATTAAAATTAACAACCTTTGTACCACTGAAGCCGTTTTGAGTATCATTAATTAAATAACAAGCAATTTCGTTTTCAAGTGTAGCATAAGCAGTATTATAATCTGCTGGTGAATAATAGTAGAAACCTGTTACGTATCGCTTAATTATATAAATTTCATTTTGTGCGCCACTACCAAAAACAGGAAACTTTTTTAGTTTTGTATTTCTATTAACTTTGCTCCAATCAGCAGAATAATAATAGTTTTTTACTTCACCTTTATCATTCATCTTTTCAGCTCTTAACGTTTCTCTTGGAAAGTGTGTTATTGCTGATATTTTATTACCATTGTAAGTTATTTGAAAACTTGCTTCACCTAATAATTTTAAATCTTGACAAACATTTCTTAAGTCGTGAGGTTTTATTAATGTTCTCATTTGTGCATACTGTTCTGGTTTTTTATTAGAATCAGTAGCATCTAAACCTTTGCCGTATATTTGATTTACAATACCATTTATTACTGCATTGTTTGTTGTGCTATCCATATAAGCATCAATCAAACTTTGATAATAATCGTTATCATCACCTATAGATACATAATTTCTATTACGTTCTTCTGTGATTGTTGGCCTTTCATATTGGCCTAATTGTATTAAGTGTAAGTTATCCATAATATACAAAGTTGTTATCTCCTGTACTTTGTTCTATATAAACACCATTACTGATTGAGTAATCTGAAAGTGTTTGATCTGAACAGTACATTTTATCTTTAAAAATTATTGCGTTATCTGTTGTATTGGTGATTGTAATAGTATAGTAATTGTTTTCAACTAATGCTTGAGTAGTTGAGTATTGGTAATAGTAATCTAATTCAGAAAATGTTGCATCATTATCTGTTGCTATAACTTTATTTTGAGCTTCTGACTTTATCACTAATTTATAAGTTTTAGTACCTGAAATTGTTTCTCTTGGTATAAAGTTAATAATTCGTGTGCCACTTGTAGTTAATATTTGCATATTTTTTTAATAAAAAAGGAGAGGTTAATCACTCCCTCTCCTCCAATCAAACTATATATTATGAATCACACAATTATATTAATCGCGTCTTTTTTAACTATTTGTACCTACAGTAACTGTTACAGTCGCAGAACTCATTCCAGCAAGAGGATCAGCAGAAGTACCACCAGCAATAAAATTAGCTGGTTCTAATTCTTGTCCTGTTAGCGTTAATGAATAACCACTTAAGTCCCCGAAAGCTGTTCCCGTAGCTATACTGCCTCCCGTAACTTCCATGCCGTGTTCTAAACCACATAAAAAGAAATTACCATTTCTATCTTCTACACAAACATGGGGACGGCCAAAAGCCATCAGCTTAAGTTCCTTATTATCTTCTTTAGATAGTTTAGGTAGTGTTAAAGTTAATGTTTCTTCAAAGAATGTTGTACCATTCTCTCTTGAGGATGTAATAGCAGTTTCTAAACTATTAGTACCTTTTAAATCATATTGTAAGGCAGTTATTGTACCTGTCATATCTGTAATTTCATCAGCAGTTTTTGTTACAGTTCCTAATTCACCAAAATCAATGAACCAAGCTCTAACAATACCACCAATTACATCTTTACACGGTACTTTTCTACCAGCTGTTAAATCGCAAGCCATATTATTAAAATTTAAATTAAGGAGGCGTTTCAGCCCCCTTGTTATTAATTAATTCTTAGGCGTGGTATAAAACTATATCAGAACCTATTCCGTAGTTAACTGCGCTTGTGTATCTCATAACAACTCTTACATTTTGAGAGCCATCTAAGTCAGCCATATCTAATACTTTAACTTCGTTCATATCGTTTAATAAACCAGTACCAAAGTATAAGTTAGATTTTTGAGCAGCCATTGCAGTATCATCAGCTAATCCATTAGCAACGAAGATTTTTACACCATCAAAAGATAGTTGTCCACCAGCGTTGTACCATTGTGTTCCTTGTGCATTAACACCAGCAGCACCAATTGAAGTAGCAAAACCACCTAAAGCTCTTACATAAGCTCTTGCAATGTTTTGTGAAACGTAAATATGTAAATCTTCCTTATTGTAAAGTGCAGAAGGTACTGCATCAACAATAGAACCTAATTTATCAATTACGTTAGCAGCAGTTACAGCAGCGTGAGATGCAACATCTACTACATCAGCATCAGCCAAAGCCAAAGTTACTAAACCATCAAATTCACCAGCGTTTGCATTAACACCTTCCCAAATGTTGTTTTCAGTTTTTTCAGCTACTAAACCAGCTACGTGGCCAATAATGAAATCTGAAAATTTAGGTGGCATTTTATCAAATGCAGAATATCCCATTTGAGCTGCTTCCCAATCAGAAACAAAATCTTGCTTGCAAAATTGTAAATTTACTTGAAACTCCTCTGGTTGTAATAATCTTTCAGTTAATGTTACTGTAGCGGTTGCATCAAAATCGCAAGAAGCGTTTTTAATTACATTTGCATCAGTAGCCACTTTTTTCATTGTGGACTTATATTTGATATTAGGCATTACTTCTATACCGCCTTTATCAATTGTGTTAGCACTTAAAAGAGCAGCAGAGATATATTTACCTGCAAATTCTCCAGCGTAAGTACTTGTTATACTTGTTGTTGTCGCCATTTTATTTTATTTAATTATTGTTAAAAATTTTATCAAAAACCCTGTCTTTAGTTGTTTGTGTTCTATTGCTTGCAATATGAAAATTTACTTTATTATCAACCTCAGCTTCAGGATTATGTTTTACAGGTTCAGGAGCAACAGCAGAAAGTTCTTCTTTTTCTTCCGCTTTTACTTCTTCCTTCATTTCTTCTTTGTCTTTGTTACCCATTTTTTCTATCATTGCTTTGATTTCTTCAACAGCAGATGTAAATTCTTCTTTGGTAACGTATTCCATTTCTTCTTTTTCTTCTTCTTCTAATTCAGTTTCTTTAACTTCTTCAGATTCTTCAGATAATTCTTCTTCTTCAACTGCTTCTTCAGCAGCTTCTTTTATACTGTCGATTAAACCTTCTTCAGTTACAACTAAAACTTTGCCTTCTTCTAATTCATATTCACCAATAGGTAGAGCAATTTGCTCATCATCAGTTTTAATAAATACAGATTTACCAGCTTCAAAAGATTCTGCAACTAATACAGTTCCGTTTTCTAATGTAATTTCAGCCATTTCTATTTTTTCTTCAGAAAGTTCAACTTTTTCACCAACAATATTTTTTATTTTGTTTAGTATTTCGTTTGCTTTCATAATTTGAGTATATACCTATAAACGTTTGAAAACGTTAACTGTTATATTTTTTTACAACTTTATTTTATATTTTACCTATACCTTGTGCTTGTAAGCTGCCATCACAGCATTTATTACTATATCTTTTGCCATCAGGACACAAACAACCACGCTTAGTATTTTTAGGTGATGTATTACTCGGAGTTTTAAATTTTTTACTTTTCATATTAGTTTTTTATTGGTACACAATTAGGCACTTTTTTACCATTTTTAATTTTCATTCCGTATTGCTCATAACCAGCTTGGCAAGGTTTCTTCATTTGTGTATGTTCTTCACAAGGCATATACCATTCTTTATTCTCAAATTCGTGAACGTGAAAACCCTCACAACCTATATTTTTAGCCATCTCTTCAGCTTTCTCTTGTGTGCTATATGCTAACCTATCATCTATTATTGCAAAACTATCATCTACTACCATAGAAGCTAAATTAATTTCACCTAATTCTTTTAACTTGCTTTCACTCCATCTTAAACCAGCTTTACCACCCCACAATAAATAAGAAATAGTACCACAAGCTTCTTTATCTCCTTCATCATAATATTCTTGCGCTCTACTTAAATAACTATACATTCTTTTTAAAGTTTGTAAACTGATATTTTCTTTTTGTGCTAATTGTTGCGCGCGTATTTTGCCTACCTGAGTTGCACATTTATTATTTACTTTTTCATTTAGATCAATACCTCTTTTAGCATTATTACTAACTGATTGTGGATAATCGTTAAATGTTTCTAATTCTATTTTCTTGCCTGATTTAGTTCTTTTATCTTTTTTAATTAGTGCCTTAATATTACTAAGCATATATTCAGCTTCTTCTTCTTCAATAGCTTGCATCTCTGCTTTTGTATTAGGTTTTTTAATTTGTGCTTTATCAGCAAAATATCCTTCAATACTAAAACCTTTTACTTTACCAGTTTTTACATAATCAGTCCAAATTTCATCATTCTCTACTTTCATTGAAA